TTCGCCGACGCCGTCCGCTTGAACCACGCCATCGTCCACCGCCTCATCCTCGCCGGAGCCATCACCTTTGAGAAAAACTGACCATCCCGGCGCGCTCACCAAAATGATCCCCGCCCGCCGCGCTAGGTTTTAAGCGGCTCCGCAAGCCTCAAAAAATATTTTCTTTTTTTTGAAAAAAAGTTGTTGACGAAAAATCAAGTTCGTGAGAAAGTCATCCCAGATCGAAGGCACCACGCCGGAGACAAAAACCCAAAACCAAAACGAAAAATGACAACAGCAACACAACTCAAAGCAGGCACAGAAACAGGTTCCTTGATGAATCACATTATCAGCGGATGCCGCATGGCAGCACCGGAAGTAGGCATGGGCGGGACGATCCTTGGATGGACTGATCGCCGCGCATGCACAATTACCCAAGTGAGCAAAAGCGGGAAACGTGTCGGAATTGTTGAAGACATTGCAACGCGTGTTGACGAAAACGGAATGAGCGACTCCCAAGAATACTCTTTCGAGCGTGGGACTGGATCGCCGACATTTTTCACACTTCGGAAAAATGGCGCATGGGTTCGCCAAGGCGAATCAATTCGCGGCCAGCGCCTCGCAATCGGCAAGCGCGATCACTACTACGATTTCTCGTTCTAACCCACCCGGCGCGGGTTCGATCCCCGCGCCACCAACCAACACGAAAAAAATGAAAGCCTCCGAACGACAACTCTACAACTCGCTCGCCTACCTTGTCCTTTTCGGCAAGGAACTGAAAAGCACGCTTGAAGACTTGGCGCTTGCGCTCCAAAAATCCGAACAACTTCTCATCGCCTACAAGATTAAAACCTCCACCCGCTCGAAAAAATGAAAACCGAAATCAAATTCAAAACCATCGGAACGCGAGCCGTCGTCTCAAAAGAAATCACGAAAGACCAGGCCGCCGAAATCCTGCAAAAGAATCCAACCATCACCCAAGTGGACACTCCCTCCGGCTACTACCCACGACCGCAATGAGCAAAAAGCCAACCACCCACGGCGGCCCGCGCAAAGGGGCAGGCCGCCCCAAAGGAGCGAAATCAAAGAACGCCAAAGGCCGAACAGCCGTCACGCGCTCCGTCTCCATGCAGCCCGAATCCTGGGACAAGCTCGACCGCCAGCGCGGCGACCAATCACGCGGGAAGTATATCGAGTCGCGCATTTGAATTCCTCCCCCTCTGTGTCCTCTGTGCTCTCTGTGGTCAATCCGCTGAATCTTTGACACGCCCCCTCGGGCGTGACCGACCTCGACAAAATCAGCGGCGTCAAAAGCTACCTCCGCCGCACCAAGACCACGGCTGAGCTTGAAGCCCTCGCCGACAGCGCCTTCGCGTCCGCCTCCGAGGAAGTCGTGATCACATCCATCAGCGGCGACGGAACCGCATCCAGCGGCCAGGTAAGTTTCCCGAAATGGCTCCTCCTCCAAGCCCTCGAAGAGATCCTATCTGAGCCAAACGGCCGGCAACTCTGCACGGTCCTCGACCGCTCCTTTTTCACGACCCCCGTTTGACACGGCCCTCGGAGTCAATGGCTCCAAAAATCAAGAAATCAAGTTGGGGCGGCTCGCGTCCCGGCGCAGGCCGTCCGCGCAAAGACCCCAAGGCAGCGGCCTTTGAAGGTGCCGAGCACTCCCGCGAGCGCTCCTTGATTGTGATGAATACCTACGAGCCCAAGCGCGAACTCGCGCCACGGACTCGCATGGAGCTCATGCAGCGCGCCCGCTGGCTCTACAACAATTTCGGCACCGCCTCCTATCTCATCGAGCACCTCGCCCAGCGCGCCGTCGGCACCGGCATCGTCCCCAAGGCCCGCACCGCCGACAGCGCATGGAACCGCCAAGCTGAACGCGCTTTTGAAGACCGCGCCTGCGGAGATGCCTGGGCATTCGACGCCAGCGCTCAGGTGAATTTCTACGGCGCGCAATCTCTCATCCTTCGCCAAGTCGCCTGTGACGGCGATTTCTTCGCGCAATTTCTCTCCACCCAAGCAGGCGGAACCCGCGTCCGATTCATCGGAGCCGAAGCCGTCGGATCCACCGCGAACAGCAACGAGCGCGCTTTCGACGGCGTGCTTCTCGACCGCTTCGGCGCACCCGTCAGCTACCGCGTCATCACAGACCGAGCCAACGGGAAATTTCAAGATGTCCCCGCCGCCGACATGCTCCACTTCCGGCACATCCGCCGGGCAGGCTACCCACGCGGCGTCTCGTGGCTCCACAACGCCATCACGAACTGTCACGACCTCGTCGAATATCTCGCCTACGAAAAAGGCAGTGCCAAAGCAGGCGCGCAAGTCGGCTTTGTCGTCACCAGCAACGAAGCCCAAAAGATCGGCCTCGGCGCAGGCAAGATGATCACCGGCCCCAACGGCGAAGAGATCAGCACCGAAGCCCTCTACAACGGCACGCTCATCCCACGCCTCAAGCCCGGCGAGTCCATCCAATCTTTCAAAAACGAACACCCAGCCGGAGCCTTCGAGCCATTCATCCGCACCATCATGGGCGAGATCGCACGCGGCATGGGCCTCCCTCCCGAGGCACTCATGATCTTCGTCGGCAGCGCAGGCACCGAGTTCCGCGGCCTCCTCGAAGTCGCTCAAAACTTCCTCGAGCGGCTGCAACAAATGCTGATCGATCAGTTCTGCCGCCCGCTCTGGAAATTCTGGATCTACCAAGAAATCCAAGCCGGTCGCTTGCCATACCCCGGCGATGATTGGTGGCGCTGCGAGTTCGTCGCCCCGCGAAAAATCACCGTGGACAACGGCCGCGACGGGCGCCTCTACGCCCAACTCCTCGACTCCGGCTACATGAGCTGGGAGCGCTACTGCAACCTCCACGGCCTCGATGCCGAAGCCGAAGAAGACGACATCCTCAGCGCCTATCTCCGCCGCAAGCAGAAGTGCGAATCCCTCGGACTCAACCTCGGCGATGTATTCCCCGCCCAAGCCGAAACGATCACGCCAACTCAAGCCACACAACCCGGTTCCGAACCAGCACAAGGCGAAATGTTCGATATGCAAGCTAAGGAAAAACTCGACGCCATCGGCGCAGCCGTCCGAGCCGGTGTCATCACGCCATCCCGCGAAGTCGAAACCTCCGTCCGCTCCATGCTGGCGCTGCCGGTCATGGGCGAAGCCGTCGAATCCGAGTGGACCGAAAACCCGATCCGCTCGCCGATCACTCTCACAAACCAACTCGCCGCACCAGATGCCCCTGTGCCGCCTCCCGAAGATTCAACACCCATCGAACCATGAACCAACCCACCCAAAAATTCTATGCTTTGGAAAAATCCAACGACGGCACAGCAACGATTCACCTCTACGATGAGGTCGGTGCTTTCGGCGCAGGCAGCAAAGAATTCCTTAGCGACCTCGCCAAGCTCGACGGCCAACACATCCACCTCCGCATCAACTCGCCCGGCGGTTCCGTGGTTGAGGGAACCGCGATTTACAACGCTCTCCGGCGGCACCAAGGCGGGCTGACCGTTCACATCGACGCGCTCGCCGCCTCGATGGCCTCGGTCATCGCCATGGCCGGCGCTCCCGTTTACATCGCCGACAACGCTCTTTTGATGATCCACAACCCATGGACCGTCAGCATGGGCGACAGCGAGCAGCTCCGCCGCGAAGCCGATCTCCTCGACAAGCTCAAAGACAATCTCCGCAACGCCTATGTTCGCAAGACAGGCATGGAGGCCGACCGCATCGCCGAGATGATGGACCAAGAAACATGGCTCGACGCCGTCGAAGCCGTGGCCCTCGGATTCGCCGACGCCATCGAGGAAGGCGTCGCCGCCGCGGCCACTGCCACCCCCGCCCAACTCAGGGAGAGATTTGACACCTTCGCCAAGGCAAAATCTATGCAGAGCCCAGCCGAAACCCAACCCGCCGCCGAGCCCGAGGTCGAAATCCTCGCCACCGTCGTCAGCGAATCCGCCCCCGAAGTTGTCGAAGCCCCGGCCGCCGAGCCCGCCGTCGAGACCGTCCTCGAGGCCGAGCCCGTCGCCGAGCAACCTGCCGAAGTCATCGAAAGCCCCGTCGCCAAGATCGCCGCAGCCGACCAGATCCTCGCGAAATACAACGCCGCCCTCGCCGAGCGCGACAGCGCCATCGCCGAAGCCCGCAGCTACAAGGCCCAGCTCGACACCGAGCGCGAAGCCCTGCAACGCCTCGAGCGCAGCCTCGGCCTCTCCGCCGCCCGCGTCGTCCCCGTCATCGAGAACGCATCGCCCGAAGCCTCCGACCCCGTCGCCGAATACATCGCCGCCGTGGAAGCCGGAGACCGCAAAACCGCATCCGCCCTTTTCGAGAAACACAAAGCCGCCATCTGGTCGGCCCGCTCAAAACTTTCCAAAGCGTAAGCCGAGGAGAACCCGAAACCAAACCCACCAACCACCACCAAAATGCCCAATAACATCGATTCAGCCTTGGTAGCGGATTCTATCGCCGCACAAACCAAAACCGTCCTCAGCAAGCGCCTTTCCGCGCTCAACCTCTTCGCCTCCGATTTCTCTTCGGATGTTAAGAAGCCAAAAGACACCATCCATGTGCCAATCGCTTCCGCGACTGCCAGCACATCGGTGAACCCAACCACCTTCAACTCGATCGGCGGCACGACCCTCGGCAAAGCCAGCGTCAGCCTCGACCACATCTACCAGCCCTTCGGCCTCGCCTACAGCGACCTCCAAAGCGCACACCGCTTGGAGCGCCTCATCCAGATCAACCTCGACGCCATCGCCGACAAAATCTGGACCCTCGCCACAGCTCCCGTCACCGTTGCCAACTTCGGCGCGGCCGTTGTTGACGCCGCAGAAGGCTCGATCAACGCGACCTCCGGCGACCTCCCCTTGCTCTGGGCAGGTGTCCACAAGTCGATGCGCAAAGGCCTCGTGGTCTCGCCCGTCATCTACAGCAACCTCATCCCGACCTCGACCACCGCGCTCAACCTCGGTGATGGAGCCTACGGATTCGAGAACGGCGTCCACTACGCCACCGCATTCGGCGGAGAGAGCGGCCTCAAAGGCTTCGCTTGCAGCCCCGAAGCGCTCGTCATGGCCGCTGGCGTTCCCGCCCTCGCGGACAACGACTACCTCGTCAGCGACAGCGTCACGCTCGATCAGATCGGCCTGACCGTCAGCTACAATGTCTACAGCGACAAGAGCACCCGCTCGCTGATCGCCTCGCTCGAAATTATGTTCGGCGCAGCCGCTGGCCTCACCGACGGCACCATGGCCCTCATCGTCCCAGCGTAATTCCAAGCGCACACCCGCGCTCCTCGCCCGCACAAAGCCCTCGGCAGTCTCACTCCTGCCGGGGGCTTTTCTTTTGACACGGCCCCAGTGGCGTGTCGCCAACCGCTCGCAACGCCCTCGCTCTCCGCTCCGCGCAACTGCGCCAATCCGCCCACGGCACGCCCGTAAAATTTCGCCAGGCTGAGATCCGCGTCGGCCTCGCCCCCATCGCCATCGGCCTCGACCTCGAAACCGGCGGACTCCGCCAAGGCGGCGAGTTCTCGATCCGCTTCCTCGCCGCAGACCTGCAAAGCCCACCCCGCCGAGGCGAAGCCGTCACCTTTAGCGCCAAGACCTACTTCATCAGCCAAGTCAGCGAAACAAACAGCCCCGGCGAATACCTCGCCACCATGTCGCCAGGAGGTGCCGCGTGAACATCCCCGTCGAAACCTCCCTCGCCGCGTGGCTCCGCGCCCAGCCCGCCTTTGACGGAATCCCCGTCCACACCGGTCAATCCGCCGAAACCATCCCGCAGGACCAGCCGGTGCTCTTTGCCGCTTGCGAGAATGTCGAGATCATCGGCGGCGCGCTATCCCGCGCCACAGCATCCATCGTCCTCGCTACTCCGTCGCACCTAGAGGTCGAGCAGCATCACCAGCTCACCAGCGCGCTGCGCACCGCGCTCCGCAATCTCCCATCCCTGGCTCCGCATTTTTCAAGCCTCGCCTTTGCCGGGGCGGTTTTGACCGGCCTCACCGAATCCCAATCGGAATCGCGCTGGGTATGCACCGCCACGCTGGTCCTCGGCCTCGGGGAAATTTGACACCCCGCCTCCATCGAAATCCACCACCTATGCCAGCATCCTACACCTTTGGAATCACCGGCGGGAATGCGGGATCGATGATCGTTAATTCGGTCACCATCACCGACACCTCTGCAAAACAAGAACTCCGTGGCGCGGACGGCGAATACGCCGCCGTGGGCTACAACAAATTTAAGCGCGAAGTCTCCATCTCCGGCGTCGGCGATGCAGGCTCTCTCGCAGTCGGTGGAGCGCTCGGCAGCATGCCCGGCGTCTCTGGATCCTACACGATCGACCAAATCTCCACTTCCCGATCCATCGACGGATTCGCGGAATTCCAAATCACCGCAACCCAAGACTAAAAAGCCATGCCCGCACAATTTTACGCCGCCAGCGGAATCACTGCCGACTTTGGAATCCAAGATGAATCCGGCCTCGGCATCCTCATCCAGTCATTCAGCTACGATGTCACCTCCGACAAAGCCGAGGTTTTCGACACCGATGGCACACTTGTCTACACCCACCGCTACGGAAAAAAAGCCACAATTTCGATCAACGGCATCGGCACCACTATCCCTAATGTCGGCGACAAGATAACCTCGCTCGTGAATACCGGCGCCGGCGCTCTCTCCGGCACAATCCTCGTGGACAGCGTGACCCAAAATCTCACCTCCGAAGGCTTCGCCTCGGTGGATATTTCAATGACGCAATACGACGCCGTCCTCGCCTAGCCCACCACGCCCGCCGACCGGCTCCCCGGCACAATAGGGAGCCGATTTTTTACGAGACAATAGCATGGAAAAAACAACCTACACCTACACACAAAACATCAAGGCCGCTGCTGCCCTGATGACCCTCGGATTCAAGTTCAAAGAAGCCTCGCCCTGCGTGCGAGTCCACCGCGAGGACGGAAAGGAGACCTCCTCCTATTGGTTCGAAGAGCACGGACCGAACGGCACTCGCGCCAGCAAGATCATCCATTGGATGACCCGTGGCGCCTCCGAGATTGAGGAGTCCGATCCCGAGCACCCGGTGAACTACATCCGCGCCGCTTTCGCCAACCGCGAGACCGCGATCGACCTCCACAAATCCACCCCCCGCACGCTCGAAATCCGGCGCAACGGCAAGATCCTCTACCTCTCTGAGAACGCCGACGACGAGACCCGCCGCAAATTCGCCAAATTTTTTTAGAAATAAAAAACCATGAAAAAACAAACCCAACCCGACACCGACCTCCTCACCGACGACGAAGCCCTGCGCGAAGCCGCCATGCGCGACGGCACGAAGCGAGTCGGCAAATTCAAGCTCCGCCCGTGCGTTCCCGGCACGATCAGCATCATCCGCTCGAATCTGCTCGAAAAGCGCGATGAGTTCTGGTTCGTCGCCGCCTTTGCCTTTGTCCACTCCGCACCACTCGAGGATGTCCTCGCCGTGGACAGCGACCCCGAGGAATTTAACAAAGCCGTCCGCCGCTGGCAGCTCGAGAACATCGCCGACCTCGATGACCAAAACGAACTCTCGAAGCTCGTCTCCGCCGCCTGGGATCGCGTGAACGCCGCCGAGACCAAAGCCAAGCACCCCTCCACCGGAGCCCCAACCTCGGGGGAGTAGCATCCCCCAACTGGCTTGCATCCTATGTCTACCGCCTCGCAAGCATCACCGGTTGGGGGTTTCACGCCTGCATGTGGGAAGTCCCCTTTGCTGCCGGGCTCCAAATCCTGGACGCCGATTCATTCAGCCACGGCGTTCCTCGCCTTTATCTTCGCCGCAATCCGAACGCGGATTTTGACTCGCTCGCGGCAATAGAAAGCGCCTTTCAAAAACTCGATGTCTAAAGCCTCCGCCAGTCTCAATGTGGTCGCCAGCGATTTCACCCGCGCCATGCGGGAGATGGCCAAGATCACCGGCGCGTCATTTCAAGACATCATCCGTGCCGAGACCCAATCAATCCTCGAGGCAGCGGTGAAAAAAACCAAAGCAGCGCAGGTTAAGCTCATCGAGCAAAGTGTAAAAGAAACCCGCGTCCGAACCGTAAACGGCAAAACATATCTCACAAATACTAGCCGCGCTTGGCGCAGCCCTTCTTGGTGGACACCCCCAGCACCGAAAGGCTGGAAACTTCCAGGCGCGGTGTGGGCGGCGATTCAGAAGCAAATCAAAGACGAGATCGCAATAACCAAAGCGGCTCGCGGCCTCGCGAAAAAAAGCTGGATGCAGGTCGCCGAGAAATTAGGCATCACGATTTCAGTTCCTTCCTATGTCGCCAATGCCAAAACAAAAAAAGGCGACTACCCGGAAGACGCCGAGGCCTCCGAGAAGCAGGACGGATCCTCGTTTTTTATCCAGATCACCAACTCCCGAACCTACTCACCCAGCGTGCGCGATGCCATCCGCGCCGCCATGCGAGGCCGCACGAACTTCTTTAAGAAAAACCTCCGCCTCGGAGTCTTCAAAAAAACCAGCGACATCGCCGCGAAATACCCAGGCCTCAAGGCCACCGCATAACCATGGCCGAAGGAAACGCAATCACAGTCAAAATCGGAGCCGAGACAGACGGCATCGAGCAAGGCATCCGAAACATCCAGCAATCGATCAGCAAGCTGGGATCAAAAGCCGATGAGGCCTCCAAAGGCTTCGACATGTCCTTCGGCAAGATCGGCCTCGCCGCCGGTGTCGCGGGAGCGGCGGTGAAGGTCGGCATGATGGCCGTCGAGGCCGCCACAGCCGCCGCTCGTGCGGTCGTGGATGGTTTCGGTCAAGCCATCGATCTCGGTGGGAAGCTCAGCGATCTCTCCTCCCGCACCGGCGAAACGGCCGGGAATCTCCTCACGCTCCAGCGTGCGTTTGATAACTCTGGCGTCGGCGCGGATAAAGTCGGCACGAGCATCAACAAGCTTCAGAAATTCATGGCCGAGGCGGCCGCAGGGGGCGAAAGCCAAACCGAAACGCTCTCCGCCCTCGGCATCTCCATGAGCGACCTCGCTGGTAAGACCCCGACAGAGCAGATGCAAGTTTTCGCCAAGCAGATCGCCGATATTTCCGACCCCGCCCAGCGCGCCCGCGCCGCGATGGAGGTCTTCGGAAAATCCGGCGGCGAGCTTTTGCCGCTTCTCAATAATTTCGCGGGCGAGATCGATGCGGCTAAAGGCCAACTCGGCAGCCTCCCCGGCGTGATGGATCGCAGCGCCGCCGCCATGGACACGCTCGGCGACAATTTTGCCGCCATCAAAAACAAGACGATGGAATTCGCAGCGGGCTTCCTCGAGGACGCCCTGCCCGCGCTGAATGCTTTCACGACCTCGCTGACCGGCGTGGATGCCGCTGGCTGGGGCCAGAAGCTCATGGATCAAGTGATGAGCGTTGCGGATTTCCTCATCGGAGCATTCAAGGCACCCATGCCCGCCATCGAAGCAATCGGCAGCGCGCTCGAGACAGGCATCAGAATGACGGGGAATGCCTTGCTTAATGGTTTTATGACGGCGGCTGACTTTTTGGGGAAATATATTACCTCAGAGCTCCCATTTACAGCCATTAAGACATTAAGTTCTGCGATGGGTTATATTTATAGCTCTTTTGCTAAAGGCATGATTGACGCCATTATCAATTCAGCAAAATCAATCGAGGACTTCTTTTCAAAAGCAATCAAAAGTATTTTAGATTTTTTTAGTTCAGGATTTTTTGATTTTGTAAAAGGTTTTGCACAGGATTTCGCAAATGCAATGTCAGACCCTATCGGTTTTTTCACCGGTAAATTAAAGTCTGGTTTAGAGTTTGTAACTCAAGGTAGTGCATCGAAATTTCAATCAGCATTTGAAAGTGCAGGCGGTAGTGTTTTAGATAAAGTGTCCGCAGGACTTGGAGCCACGGCGGACAATTACAAAAAAAACTTAGTCGAAGGCGTATCGACTATACAAGATGGTTTCGGCAAGCTCGTCGATTCGATCGAGCCGAGCGCCCGCGATTTCTTCGGTGCCGAAGAGTCCGCCGCACGCACGAAGGACAAATTCGGCGAAGTGGTGGAAGTAGGAAAAAAGGTCCGCGAGGACTTCGAGAAATCCGCCACCTCGGCAGACGCTGCCAACAAAAGCACCTCCGGCGCGGTCACCGATGCCGAGGCTATCGCCGGATCCTTCGACAAAGCCGCAGGCTCCGCCAAGAAGGCCAAAGAAGAACTCTCCGAATCCGCCAAGCTCTTCAAATCCATCGAAGAAGCCCGCGCCAAAGACGCCGTGGACCGTGGCGGCCGCGACACCAAGCGCGCCCAGGATGCCATCGGCAAAGGCAACTTCTCTGCCGCTGAGCGTGCTGCCAACCGCATCGCCGCCCGCGAAGAACGCCAAACCCGCCAAGCCGCAGAGAAAGAAACCGCCGCCGCCGAAGCCGCCAAGCCACTTGCCCAACGCATGGCCGAAGGCACTCAATCCTTCCGCGACCGTTTCGCCAAAAAAGCCGAAGAAACAAAATCAGCAGTCGCTTCCGTGGACAAACCCGGCCAGACCGGCCAGACCCGCGAACAAGCCCGCAGCGGCGATGGCAAACCCATTGGCAAGTCAGCCCTCGAGTCGCTTGTCGAGGATATTAAAAAACTCATCGAAAAAATCGAACCCAAACTGCCGACGAACGCGCTAATGGCCTGACTTTTGACTCTGCGCCATTTCTGAAATGAGTTTGCCAACTTACAACTTTACCGCACGCGTTGGGGATTATTTCCAAGGGAATTTTAACGCGGGAACCGTTAGCAATGACTTAGTTTATGGCTATCTTCCGCAAGGCATAGAAATCGGCTACAATAACGGATTTAATTTAACCGGCCGCATTTCTGGCGCCTATGGGTCTTTTTCAGCCCGTGTCCGGAGAACATACAGTTCTGGCTTTCAAGAGGAAACCTGGTTGAATTTTGAAATCGATCCGGGCGCACCCCTCTTAATCTCCGGCCAAATCTTATCTCACAAATACGGCACTGATTTTTCCAAAACTTTCGCTCTGGAAAACGCCGCCGGTCGGCCTGTTGATTCTTGGGAAATTAACGGCTTGCCCGAGTGGGCGACCTACGACCCCGCGACAGGGGTGATCACTGGCACGCCGACAGGTGTGCAGGACTATGCTGTCACCATAACCGTGACTAGCGCAGTCGGCAGTGACACAAAAACGGCGACTCTATCTATTGGATACGGGTATCCCGAGGTAGAGCCAGATCAGGTTTTTATATGCAAAGTCGGCGAACCATTTTCGGCTAGGCCGATCCTTTTAGAAGAGGAGTTCCGTCCCGCAAATAGCTGGTTGGTTCCTCCATTGTTATCCCCACTGCCATCTGGGTTGTCATTAAATGGGTCTACCGGGGTGATCTCTGGCACGCCGACAATAAAAGCTGGGCGCCGGGGTGTTTATTTTTACATAACTGGCCCCGGCGGCACAATGGTCTATGGCACGGCCTCGCAGTTAATTAGCTTTGAAGTGAGCGCTGGAGTTCCAATCATCATCGCTGGGCAGTCCGCGACCGGCACGGTTGGCCTTCCTTTTGCAAAAACTTTTGCAATTTCGGATTCCAAAAATCGGCCCGTGACAAGCTGGAGCGCGACAGGCCTGCCGAGTTGGGCGACCCTTGATGCCTCAACGGGCGCGATCTCAGGCACTCCTCAAGATTCAGAGACCTCCGCTATATCACTCACGGCGACCGGGCCGGGGGGATCAAGAACCGAAACAGTATCCATCTCAATCGCTGCGGGGAAACCGATCATCGTATCAGGGCAGGCTTTCGCCGGAAAAGTCGGCGAGTTTTTCACAGCGCAAATTCTTCTCCAAGACGAGCAAGATCGTCCCGCATCGTCATGGTCATCAAATGTCGCTGGCGGTTTAACCATTTCAAACTCCGGCGTGCTGTCTGGCACGCCAACGACGATCGTTAATAGGCCTTACCTTGTGACCGCCTCATCTGCGGTTGGCAGTGATTTTGAAAACATTCAACTAACCATCACTGCTGGAGCGCCAGACATCCCATCGCCGCAATATTTCACGGCCTATATTGGCGAGGATTTTGTTTTTACGCCGCAGACCATCAACGCAGGAAACCGCCCAGTTGACTCTTGGCAAGCAACCGACCTGCCTGAGTGGGCTACCCTCGACGTGCTGACTGGCACGATCACCGGTTCACCAACCGAGGTCACAGTGGCGCAAATTACACTCACCGGCACAGGTCCAGGGGGATCGACCGAATCGACTCTGGAACTTCGCTCCGCATTAAAGCCAATTCTTCCCGCTGGCCAAAAATTCTACACGATCCTCGACACGCCATTTCAAGCGCAGCCGGAAGTGTTAAATAAAAACCTGACGGAGACTTACATTTATTCCGCTCAGGGGCTTCCCCAATGGGCGACCATCGACGCCGGGACCGGCACGATCTCGGGGAATGCCTCAACGCCAGCGACCTACCCCGTCACCTACACAATCACGGACTCTTTAGGTAACTCTGTATCTGAGGCGCTCGATATCATCGCTCTAGGAGGCGTGCCGACAATTAGCGAAAGCCAAGCTTTCACCGCCCGCACAGGATACCCGGTCAGCTACCAAGCGACAGTCGTGGACCAACTCGCCCCGGCATCGACATGGGTCGCCTCCTCACTGCCTGCAGGCTTAACCATTACCGACGCTGGAACCATCTCTGGCACCCCGACGGTGCCGGGAGTTTATACAATCACTCTGGAAGCCGCTAATGAGGCAGGGGTTGCAACTCCTACGGCACTCGAAATCGTCATCAAACACTGGAACATTATGAAAATATACATCGACCCGCAAAAAAAACGCTTCCTGGACCGGCCAAACTCCCGATACCCAATCGCCTCGCTGGACTTAAAACGCCGCGACAAAATGCCTTTTGAGTTGTTTTTTATCGAGGGCACGGAGGCTGTGGATTTGCCGACCAGCTCCGAGATCACCGTTGGCATCAAAGCGCGGTTCGAAGACACTACATATCTCGCGCTCGTGCCTCACGGGACTAGCACGCTTGACCTGAACACCGACGCCATCGAAGCGGAATTCGCCGCCGACAATCCCGAGAGCATCATCGCACTCCTCGAGGTTCGCTGGGCAGACGAATACGCATCGAGCCGATCCGTCACGCTTCCCGTGAACCTAAACAACTCAGTCATCCGCGATGAACGTGACGGGCAATGATCTACAGCGCCAGCAATACTGTTTTAGTCGATAAGACTCTAAGTCGCCGCCATCTGCCCCGTGGACTTGTCGAAGTTCGCAAGCAAATCGTCGGGCGAGATGAGTCCATAATCGACCAAATCGTCGGCGAGCCGGAAGGCATTGTGATCGACTATTCCGACGGGCTTGTTGTCTGCGAATATTCGCTCTACGAAATTGATTCTGTGATTCCCGAAACGATTTCGAGCGAAATCATCAGCGTTCCAAAAACTTGGTTTGAGACAAATTCGGCCGCTGAAACAATATTGATGACCGCAACGGAGACCTGGGTCTCTACAACAAAAACGGTTTACATTTTAAGCACTGGGACTTTTCAAAAGATTCCCACACCGCCAGTATTGACCACCACAATCATCGGCCAAGCTTACGGATCTGCTAAGTCTAAAACGACCTTTGAGTCATACGCATCGGATGTGACTCAGCAAAAAATCGGCGGCATCTTTCACCTGTCGGTCACATTTCGGAACAAAGCAGTAACATCATGAAATTCCCTGTCGATTTCGTTGAAAAATTTAGTTCTCCAAGTGTGGGAGCAGGTTATCCCGTCCAAATCTCTGCGACAGACATGATGAAAAATTTTCACAAAGCATCGATGGTTGTGAGCGATACGGAGATTCAACCTTTTAAAGAAAGCGACAAGACCGTCGGCAACGGCATGATAGTGCGCTCGCTCAAGTTCGACCCCGCTCCTCCAAGTGAGCAGGGAACTTATGTTTTCGCATTCAAGGATGGCGCGTTTACCTGGCTCGCCACGGAGGAGTGCTAGTGAGAGACCGGAAACCTGAGACCGGAAACCGGAAAAATTTCTCCGCCTTATGACCCTCGGCCGCACATCCTCCGGAGCCATAAAAATCAAAACCGACGGCGGCCTCCGCGCTGTGAATTGCGGGTGCTGCCAAAGTGGTCCATTTGACCCCTGCGAAGATTGTCCACCATTTATTAGAGATTTGAATTTTTCTGTTTCGGGTGACTTCAGTGGCTGGGTTCAGACATTTAATTACGAACCGGCGCTTGGAGCCGATGGGCAAACTTGCTTGGACTCCTGCGATGGCTACAGCCCCGCAGGTTCTGGAAACGGCTTTGCTACGCACGGAGTAACTCTGAGAAGAGAATATATCACTGGGCAGGGCGGTCTTGTGTGCGGCTGGGTTTTAGGTATGGGCTACAACACCCAAGAGGAAACCATAGACCCTTCTGGGTTCCCGAGCTTCTGCGATTTTTCTGCCTTTGAGGAACTGGAAATCACAGCCCTCGATCCAAGAGGCACCTATACATTCAATATCACGGGTCCCTGCTCAGGATTATCATGGGACGGAATGCCCTTCCAGGAACAGAGAAGCTACAATTTTACCGTGATCATTTCATGACTTACGCCGATTTCCTCGTGAAATTGCCCGTTGAATTGCGCGAAAGGCATCACCGCTTGCGAACCGCCATGCAAGCCACGGGCCGCTTCGCCCGCAGCGGCTTCGCCACCACCCCACCCAAAATCCTCGCTGAGCGTGAGGCCACCTGCCGCGCCTGCGCCGAGTGGGACGCCGCCGCGCTGAACTCCACCGGCCGATGCCGCAAGTGCGGTTGCAGCACCTGGGCAAAGCTCCGCATGGCCACCGAGCGCTGCCCGCTCGGCAAATGGGAAGCCGTCGAGCCGAAACCGGAAACCGGAGATCGGAAGCCGGAAAGCTAACTGCATCTCTTCGCCCTCCGCATTCCGCTTTCCGCATTAGGAGACGCTCGGAAGCCCGACTGATTTGACACCTGCCGCGTGGTCAGCGGCATGAAACTCTTCCTCGACCAAAAAAACCGGCGCTTCATCAAGTCCGCCGCGAGCAATGTCGCGCTCCAGACGCTCGTGCTCAAACGCCGCGACCAGGTGCCGCTCGAGGTCATCTTCGTGGAGAACGGCGTGGCCGTCGATCCGGTCCTCGGCACCGAGACCACCGTCGCACTCAAGTCCTCTTTTTCCGACTTCAATTTTCTAGCTCTGGCGGCTCCTGGCCAAACCATCCTCGACTTAAATACCCAGCCAGTCGAGGCCGCCTTCTCCTCAGACCCAGCCAGCATCACCGCCTTCCTCGAGATCCGCTGGACCGCTCCGAGCCAAGCCCTCCGAACCGCCACGCTCCAGGTCGAGATTCAAAACAGCGTCATCCTCGGCGACGAAGGAACGCCATCAACCATCCCCGACGGCAAAGCCACTCAAGCCGAAGCCGAAGAAGGCACCGACAACGCCAAGTGGATGACACCGCTCCGCACGGAGCAAGCCATCACCGCCCAAGTCAGCCAAGCCCTCGCCGACGCCAACGAGCGTATTGACCTGCTCGCCAGCAATCTCGGCACCGCTTCCCTCGACTCCATCGCCGAAGCCGCCGCCTCGATAAACACCCTCCAGGCCCAAGTGGATGGCAAAGCCCCCGCCATCCACACCCACACCGCCAGCGACATCACCGACTTCGCCAGCGCCGTCGACGCCGTTTCCCCGCCTGTCGTCGTCGAATACCCGACGCGCTCGGCGTTCCCATCCAGCGGCAAGCCAGACCGGCTCTACATGGCCCTCGACGAGGGGATGCCCTACCGCTGGTCGCCCAACGCAGCCGCCTACGCCCTGATGATCCCCGTGATAGACGCGGGCAACTTTTGACAATCACCCACCACGAACAGCCCAACCAACCACCACCAACCTAACTAGCCATGGCCAATCCCATCATCAAAATCAAACGCGGTTCAGGCGCGCCCGTCTCCTTGCAGACTGGTGAAGTCGCCTTCGACACGCTCAACAAGTCCCTCTTCATCGGCACAGCCGAAGGCGTCCTCGCCATCGGCGGCGAGCATGTCTTCGCCAAAAAGACCTATGTCGATAGCGCCGTTTCCAGCGAGCAATCCGCACGCGAAGCAGCCGATACGACCCTCACCAACTCGCTGAACGCCGAAATCTCCCGCGCCCAGGGTGCCGAGAGCGATCTCGCTGACGACATCTCTGCCGAAGAGACAGCCCGCATCGCAGCCGTTTCCGCCGAGCAATCTGCGCGTGAAGCAGCCGACACGACTCTCCAGTCGAACATCGACACCGAGAAAGGCCGCATCGATGCGATCCTTTCCGCCGCTGATGCCGACAAGGACAGCTTCGCCGAGATCGTCACTTTGATCAATTCGGTGGACACCGAGAACGACTCAGCCTTCGCTGGCTATGTCACATCGAACAACGCCGCGCTCGCGACTGAAGTCACGAACCGCACGAATGCCGACACAGCCTTGGGCGTGCGCATCGACGGAGTCGAGACCGCAGCGACCGCGCTGACCAGCCGCGTTTCCGCAGCCGAGCAGGACATCCTCGACGAAGAAGCCGCACGCATCGCCGCGGTCTCCGCCGAGACCAGCGCCCGCCAGAGCGCCGTCAGCGCGCTCGAAGCAGCCGACGAGACCTTGCAGGACAACATCGACGCCGAGGCTTCGACTCGTTCCACAGCCGACACCTCGTTGAGCAACCGCATCACCACCCTCGAAAACGCCAGTGCGGATACCCGCCTGGGCGACCTCGAGAGCGATGTGGCTGATCACGAACTTCGTATCTCCGCCTTGGAGACGACGATCGATGGAGGTTCTTACTAGTCCCTAAACCCGCAACCCCGGCGGGGCGCTCCATAGCGCCTCGCCACGCGGGGGGTCTAACTCCGCGAAATCAAAAACCGGCCCATGCCAAACCCACAAATCATCCCGAAAAAGTCGGTCCAAGCCTCAGCCATTCCGACCACCGCGCAGCTCGCACTCGGCGAGATTTGCGTCAACCACGCCGACCGCCGAATCTACTCGCGCAACCCCTCCACCGGCGAAGTCTACAAATTAGCCGGCACCAAAGACGCCCCCGACCGCGTGTGGTCCTTCGACATCTCGAGCGACGGCACCACGACCTACCTCGGATTCCTTCTCTACTCGGACTTTCCAAACTCCGGCTCGGTGTATGACAGCGAATCCTGGGAAATCTCCCGAACCATTTTCAACGCCGCAGGCACCACATCCACCGAAAGCTCGGCCACCGGCGCGTGGTCAAACAAAGAGTCACTGACCTATGCTTAGCCCGCTTTACGGCCAACTCTCCCCCCTCCGCGTGCCTACAATCGCCCCGCCGGACGCCGACGCCTTGGCCTACATCGCCGCCGTCGAAGCGGCGGACGGCGCGACTCTTGAGGACGGGGTAAAGAGCGCGATTAATAACTTTGTCACCGGCTGCAAATCCGACGGAATCTGGAACGCGATAAAATGCTCCTGCATTCTTGCTGGCGCACGCACCCTTGCCGGGGCGCTGGTGCCGCTGGTTGGCTCAGCGCCTACAAACAACAATTTCGTCAGCGGCGACTATGACCGAGAGACGGGGTTGATTGGGAACCAATCGACCAAGTATCTGAATTCAAACCAGCCAGAGAACACGGCAAGCAGTAGCATTGACTCGTTCCATTTAGCAATCAATGCAACAATTGTCGAAGCCAGCAGCAATTTATCGTATGGCGGAGTTTATGACAGTTCAATTTCACCAATAGCAAATTCCGCAATTCTTACAAATGTGCAGTTTTCAAACAGAGGAGATGGATCGGGATCATTTACTAAATTGGCAGGGTTACATGGAACTTCACGAAACGGCAATACTATTAATTTTAGGTCAGCAGGCTCAACATATTCCATAACCAGTGCGCCAAATAACGAGTCATCTTTGCCAATTTATTTCTTCGCAAGAAACTCAAATGGAACGGCAAACCTTTTATGTAATCCCCGCATCTCATTTTACTCGATTGGCGGGACAATCGACCTCGCCGCCCTCGACTCCCGCGTGTCCACGCTTATGACCGCCCTCGCCGCAGCAATATGACACTCGCCGACCTCATAACCCAGCCCGTGAGCTACCAAAGCGCGAAAGACCTAGCCTTGGTCTTCAGTCCCGAACTCGCCGCCCAACTCACCGCCGTGCAAGCCGAGCATGGCAACCCGCGCCATGTCGCCTCGCCCGTCGATCTCACCGATGGCCGAAAAATGCTGTGCGCGGATTTGCTGACCGAAGTCGGACCTGGCGGCCTCTACTCCGGCGGTTTCGCCCATCTGCCCGCCGAGCTATTCCCCGCCGTCGAAGTCATCCCCATGTCCCAAGTCCTCCCGCTCCTGCCCCAACCCGAAGAAATTTAAACCAACCCACACCATGCTCGAACAAGTCTCAAACTCCGTAAAGTTCCTGGCTTTCTACACGGCCTCGAAACAAGGCAAAACCGGCCTGACCGTCACCATCGACATCTACGACCCCAGCGGCACCCAGATCGTGACCGGAGCCAGCGCCACCGCCCTCGGCGGCGGGTTGTATAGCTACACGCTCTCCTCGAATAACAGCAGCGAGGGCGAATATGCCGCGATTTTCAAAACCACCGACTCGACCGTGGACAGCCAGCACATTCCGAGCTTGTGGGTTCTCGGACGCGCCGGAGTCGAAAACCTCGACGCCACGACCAGCTCGCGCCTGCCGTCCTCGAGCTACACCGCCGCGCCAACCGTCTCGGCCATCCGCACGGAGCTGGACACCAACAGCACCAAGCTGGCAAACCTAGACGCCTCCGTCTCGAGCCGATTGGCAGCAGCAGACTACACCGCACCAACCGCCGCCCCAACTGCCGCCGCTGTGGCTTCCGCCGTCCGATCTGAGCTGACGGAGATCAGCAATCTTGATGCCTCGGTGTCTAGCAGACTTGCGTCAGCCTCCTACACGGCACCAGCCAACTCCGACATCTCGGCGATCAAAGCCAAAACGGACAACCTCCCTGCCTCGCCCGCAGCCGTCAGTGACATCCCCACCGCCGCGCAGATCAGCGCCGCCGTGGAAGGCTCGCTCCTCGACGAAAACGACGGCCAAACCGTCCTAAACGCCATTGTCGGTGCCATCGGCAACAGCAATGTGGACGAAGTCGCCCTCGTCGCGGCCATCCGCTCCGACCTCGAGCGCAGCGGAGGAAAACTCGACAGCATCCCCACCGACGCCGCTCCCAGCGCGGCCTCGGTTGCAAGCGCCGTGTGGAGCGCCAGCACCAAGGAAATCACCGGCGGCACCGTGGACACGCTCACGAACTCGCCCGATGTCCCGACCGAATCCGAAATCGCCGCCCAGGTCCGCACCGAGCTTTCGGTCGAACTCGGTCGGATCGACCAAGCGATCAGCACACGCCTCGCCTCGGCGGACTACACCGCGCCAAGCACCCCGCCAACCGCATCGGCCATCGCCGACGAAGTCCGCGTGGAACTGACCGCCGAACTCGCCAAGGTCTCCGCGCTCAACACCGAGCGCCTCGCGAATGTCGCGACCACGGCCATCGTCGGCAACCTCATCGCCCAGGCGAACAGCTAATGAACGGCGACCAGATAAAAACCATCAGCACCGGCCTCATCGGAAGCGCCACAAGCATCGGCGCGGCGATCTACTCCATGCTTCCGCACCTGGAAGCGTGGATGCGCCTCGCGTCCGTGGCGGTCGGCCTCGCGGTCGGCCTCGCCACATTGGTTAAAATCCTGCGCGACCTTCGCCGCTGATCCTTTGACACCCCCGCAAAGACGATGAAAGCACTCCTCTACATCCTGGACCGTCTCTCAGAAAACAGCACATGGCGCGGTTTGATTTTGGTCGGCACCGCTGTCGGCCTCAAGCTCGAGCCTGATCACCAGGAAGCGATCGTCGCCGCTGGCCTCGGGCTCGTCGGTGCGATCAATGTTTTCCGAAAAGGAAAATGACGCCCAAACAGGTCGCCGTCGTGCTCATGATCCTCGGCTGGCTTTGCCTCGCCATGGCCTTCCTCACCTCGTGCGTCGCCGTGCCAGTTCCTCCATTTGGCGACCGCGTCGGTGAAGCCGGAACGCTCCACATCCGAACCAGCATCCGCTTCGAGCCACGCCTCAGCGAAGGCGAAGCCGCCAACCGCGACCTCTGGCACGCCTTCGGAAAATTCCAAGAAACCATCCCCGCACTGAAGGACAAATAATGCTCTCCCTCCTCGCTCGGTTTTTTATGTTCCCTAAGCCCGCGCAATCCCCCGCACCCGCTCCCGAGCCGAAGCCCGCAAAGCCATCAGCCAAGCCCGCCAAAACCTACGGCGTCATCAAGCCTGAGCCAAAGTTTTACCAACAGACAAACAAGCGCACGCCCAACATTAGCGCGGGCCGCGTCATTAAGCCAACGCACATCGTGCTCCACCACTCGAGCGGAGCTTACGCCGGATCCGTATCGTGGTGCTGCGATCCCGTGAGCAAAGTTTCGTATCACTGCATTATCGCCCGGAACGGCAAGCGCACCGTGCTTGCCCTGCCTACCCAACGCACCTGGCACGCCGGGGTATCCTCATGGCAAGGCCGCAAAGACGCCAACAGCTTCGCCGTCGGTATGGCATGGGAAGGCGACACCTACACCACGCCACTCTCGGAAGACGCCCTCCTCAGCGCCGTGGAATACCTCCTCCCCATCCTCCGCGAAAACAACATCCCCCTCGCCAACATCCTCCGCCACGCCGATGTCTCCCCCGGCCGCAAAGATGATTGCTCCCCAGCAGCCCACGCCGCCCTGATCGCCGCTTTAAATAAGGTTCTCTAGGGCAACGCCGGGCAACAAGCCCGCAAGTCATTGAAAAACAAAGCCGAGAAAGCGACTTAAAATCCGTTGATCCGAAAGGGTCGTGCGGGTTCAAGTCCCGCCGCCGGCAGAGGGGGTTACAGCGATTTCAGCTAGGTTTTATGCGGGTTGGCGGGCGGTTGGCTTCAAGAATCTAGCGGCGACAAGTGGAGGCTAGTGGAAGAAAATAGTTGCGATTTCGGGCAACACGGGCAACAGATTGGGCAACACCATGAGCGCCTTTATTGTCAGTCCCTACCCACAGCGGCCTTCGACGCCGTGGAAACTCACGATCCCACAGAAAATTTTTGGGAAGCGGATCCGCCGGTTTTACCGCACCGAGGCGGAGGCTTGGGCGGCGGGGCCTGGGTTGGTTGACCAACTTCAAAAGGGCGGCACGGATTCGCTCTCGGAGGAGCAGGCGAGGGGCATGTCTATGAAGTCGGCCGTGCGGGATTACATAGCATCCAAGGCGGGCAGTTCGGAGCGGCACAGGGAGAAATTGGAAAAGATATGTGGCGAGC